ATATAGTTCCCATGTTTCAAGAACAATTGGAGTATCAGCGCCGTTGCCACCATCAAGCATTTCAATCTTAGTAGTGAACTTATAAACAATACCAGCTTGTGCTGAGGATTGTTCAAAGAAGTCAAACTGTCTTTGAAGTTGTTCACCAACCATACGAGAAATTGTTCCAAGTGCATCGTCTCTAATAACAATACTAATGTCGCTCCAGCTCGGTTTACCGGCAAGTTTGATCTTGCTATTATAAACATCGAGTGTTACTTCATCAAAGCTTACTTCAGGTCTTGCAGCACTTACAACCTGCTTTGTAAGTTCTGTTCTATCAGCAGTTTCTCCAAAATTTTCAAATATAACTCTAAAGCGATATTTGAGCTTTGGCATTAACAGACCTTGGTTTTGTGCGCTTTGATCACTTGCCAATGGTACTGTAAATCTTGTTAAGCTTGCTACGGCCATTGTTATCTCCTATTACCTAAATATTTATACATTTAATCAACCTTATACTGGCCTACTTGAAGCAATGTTACCGCTACCAATTTCACCTGTGTTCTTTATACGAATTGGAATGTAAATGAATTCAATTGCTTTAACTGGTTCTATAGCTATGTCAATGTAAAGTTCATTACGATCAATACGATCAGGTGTGTTGTTTGATTCATCGCAAACTACTAGGTAATCATATAAAGCTCGTTTTGCAATCAAATCGTTGCAGAATCTATCAACTACTCCCTTTACTTCATCTCTAGTAATTTTGTCGTTTGGCTCAAACAAGAATGGTTTTACAATCTTATCAAGCTGTGTTCTCATGTAAACAATTAAACGTGCTACATTGATACGATCAAGTGCTGAGAAACTACTATAACGAGTTTTTTGTCCGTCAGCAATTATACCCGAAACAGGAGTAAATGTAAGCGGGTTAACATTATTTTCATAAAGTATGTCACGTATACCTTGACGCACACCAACGCTTACAAACTCGCCTTCGTCATTTAAGTAACCAAGACGTGTTACATTATCAAGAACACCACGACGTGTACCTGCTGGAGCAAACCAAGGATAAGCAGCTTGGTCACTACGTATAATCATACGCAATACTGCGAAGCTTGGTGGCATAGCAACCAAGTTACCTGCTAAATCTGCACCCAGCACGCTTGGATACCAAACACCTAAGTATGGATCTCTAGTAACAAGTGAGTTCTCAGTTTCAACACCCTCTAAGTTACTATTTTGTAACCAACGTGTAAGTGTAGTACCTTCAGTTGGAATACGGAATGGACTGTCACCAACTACGAATGAAGTTTGCTTACGGTCATTGTTAAGTTGAATCATGTTTGGAATCAACTCTGGATAACCTGGAGCTGCCATTAAGTTAAACTCACGCATTTCTTCACGTATTTCAGTGTTAGTATCAATTGCTGCACGCATAGCAGTTACAATTACGTTACGCTGCGCCTTACGACCAAAATATGCATGACCATTTTCTCTTGATCCACTAATGCTTACCCACTGATTAATTTCTGTTGGAAGAACTTCTCCTGGGAAATCTTCTGCATTGTAGTAGTTACGACGGAATTCCTTAACATTAAAACTTGAACGCCTTGTATTGAATAATAACATACCGCGTGGATAAAGTAGCGAATCTGGAGCATCTAAATCAATATAGTTATTGTTTAACATTTCCGCAATTGATGGTATAACGTCATTAACAACATCGCTTGTTGAATCGCCCATAAATCTTGCATCAGCAAATAGTATACCATTTTCTGATGTTTGATCAGTATTATCAATTTGAACAAACTTTTGTTCACCGTTAATAATGCTCCAACGATAAATTTTTGGATACATTTCTAAATCACTTGTGTCAATCCAAAGATCACCGTATTCAAGCTTTGAACCATCACTTTGTTGTGTTGGTTCTGTAACAGAAAATATTGGACCATTTGGATCAGTGTTAGTTAAATTAAAACCGCGTGCATCAATACTTATATTGCGGTAACCTTTCCAACTGTTACCATCATGTATCATGATGTCAGCTTCACCAACTTCACCCCAATACCACTTAGTTCTGTCTGCAGGATCACGACCTGGAGGAGTTACGCTTGCTGTATATTCTTCTGCAACCCAGTTACTAACAAAGATAGCATTTGTTTGATCATCAAATAAAAGCGAACCTTCTGAAGTTACGTTATCTGCTGCGCGACAAAAATCACTTGTTTCGGTAATACCAACATCGTCTAGTGGACTACCTATTGTGTTTGCCATTGCTAATACACCACCAGCAGTATGTATTAATGCTACGCTACCGTCTGGGTTAACTTGTGCGCTAACATAATCAAGACCAGCAGCAAGAACATCTTCTACGAAATCTTCTGCTGTTTCTCCAGTCATTGTAATATACACTGGCTCAGTTAAGTTTTCGCTATTTGGCACACTATAAGAAATTGCAAATTCATCACCGATAAATAAACTTGGATTAGTTTCATTACCAGTTACAATTGTAGCACCTTGTCTTGCGCGAACAAATAGCTTGTAAGTTACATATCCTTGTCCTGTTACATCATATTGTGTGTATACAGTACCAACTGGAATACCTGCACCGCCACGAAGTGGATCAAAAAACTTATTTGCTGCCCAGTCGCTTGCTTCCAATTGTACTGGAAGAAGTTGCCAAGTTTCTGTTAGTGCATTGTAACGCTTTACAGCAATGCTTGCACCAAAGTTTGGAGCAGTTGTTTTAACCCATACAGAACCACTTGGGCGTGGAGTTGAATCATTTGCTTTCCACTGTGGGACACTAGTATGCTTGCTTAATTGTACTTCTGGTACTGCGTATTCCCCCGAAGTAATTCCGAGAGCAATTAAAGTTTCCCCGCTATCATCAAAAATACTTACTATACCATCAATTGAGCTACCATCACTTGCTGCTTCACTTGTGGCAAAAAGATAAAGCTTACCGGCAATCTTTTGTGCTCTTACACCTTGTATAGCAGCACCGTTAATGTCAAGAACAACGTCATCGATTGTATCACCTGTCATTGTAACAATGTTGTTATTGATGCTTATAGTATCGCCAATTTGTAAATCTGTTGGACTTGAAATTGTGCCTGCTACTGCTGGAAGCAAATCTCTCCAATCATCACTACCAACTAATGCCCAAATTAAAGCACCGCTACCATCTTTGCCTTTATAAAATACTGGATTAGCGTCATTAGTTGTTACAATTGCGTAATCACCAATGTTACCAATTGTGTTCTTTGGTGCACCGCCGCTTAAATCATCTGTGTTAGTTATAACAATTGGAACAATTGTATCAAATGCTTGCTCGCTTGCGTCCCACTGGAATATACCCCAACGTGTTGGAGTTAAATCTAACCAGTATGTTAAATCAGCTGGAGCAGCAAGTGGTCTATCGCCTAAGCTTGCTAGTTCTGCTAAGTCAACATCTGCTCTAATTACAAAGCAGCGACTTGTAACACCAAGTAAGCTATACGCTGTTAATAGACCATATTCGTTTAGTTCGTAACCATGAATTGGCACATTATTGGTGTTATTATAAAATAATGGGCTACCAAAGAATGTTAAAACATCTCTCTGACTTGTTAGTACATAGAGGTTGTTTGCATTTTCTGGAGCAGTTGCTTCAGCAATGTTACCACTTGGGCTTTGCTTATTTTGGGCTGTTGCTACAAACAATAGGGGTACTGTGCCTACTGCTGTTGGTGCATATTGACTTTCGTCAATTACTTGGATTTCTACGCCTGGAGAAACTAATGCCATTTGTCGGTGTTCCTTCTTAACTAAGCATATTTAGTGAATATTGGCAAAAAATAGCTGATAACTGCTCGCCTTTAAGAACCTTTAATCTTAAATAATATTAATGCGACCAAAATGTAATGAATGTAGGAAGAAACCCGCTGCCATAAATTATAAGCGTAAAGATAAAACGCATTATAGAAAGTTATGTCGTGCTTGCTTAAATGAAAATAAAAAGAAAAATGAGTTAACTAATCAGTTATTAATTAAAAGCGGTTATGTCAAAAAGAAAAGCTGTGATAGATGCAACTTTATTAGCAAGCACCCGTCACAGCTTAAAATAGTATATTTGGATGGCAATAAGTTAAATGTTGGCAGAGATAATTTACGAACTTATTGCTTAAATTGTATAGCTGAAATATCAGCTATTCCTCAAAATAAAAAGTTAGATTTAATTCCTGATTAT